ATTACAAAATTTTCTCTTGTATTATTTTCAGCGTAAAAAATGGACTAATGCTTACAACTTTATAAGAGTGAAACATGCTTTACCGCCAGAGTATTACGCTGATGATGTGTCAGATTTTACAATAAAAAATTTTCATAAATCTGGTTTGAACGGCAACGATAAATCGGCTGAATGATCATGTACAAGCACCCTGAAGCAGTAGTTAAAGCGATAGATTTTACTCTTTATTCTTGTTCAGGACTGACCTGTTTCCTAGCTTATGTGGATCACTACGCAACACCAATAGCTTTAGGAATAGCTTTTTGTAGTTTATTGGTTTCACTAACATATAAGCATTTAAACTACAGAAACGAAACAAGAAAGTTAGATAAAATGTTTGGTCAAGAGGATTGAGTTATATTGTTATTTAAAAACAAATCATGTATATCATACTTGTAGATATTAATTTTTCTTTTGCTTGTTTGTTTCCATGTGTTAGTGTGTGAAATTCCTTTCCTTTCTGATACTTTTATCCAACCCATAGCTTTCCAAAAAAAATTACTTTCTAAATCATCTGCACACCCACAAGACCAACCAACAGTAAAAACAGAATACCCATATTCAATAACTGCATCTAATAATAATCTTCCTCTTAATAATTTTCTTGCATCTTCTTGCAAACATATTTGTGCTATTTTGCCATGTCTAATTTGTTTATGTGGTAAACCAAAACTTGCCAAACAAAATCCAACTAAATCTTTGTTGCACTCAATTACAAACAATTTATCATTACAAACATTACTCCATCTTTTACCATCTTTTATTCCTGTTACGGCTGATGTGTAAGCCATCTTTGGGATAAAACCTAAACAATGATTTTCTTTTTTACTTAAATCTACAACATAAGGAACATCTGCTAATATTGCTTGTCTTGTTGTTCCTAGATCATCTTGTTTATACATTAACAATTGATATTATCTCGTCATTATAAGTACAATTTGTACTTTTCCACTCATCAAACTTATTAACAAACTCTAAGAGATTGTTTACATCAAACAATTTATAATCTGGCACTCGTGTTATTTGAGTATATTCCTTTTTAGTAGCTTTAATGAAAGACATCCTCTTGTATTTAACTTTAATAATCATACAACTCTCTCCTATATTTAAATTTGCACCCTCAAAAAGATTGAGTTATATAATTACCAGACAATGTAATATCTGAGTCTTTAATCCATTTACCATATCTTTCTGCTATCATAGTCGTATCTTTATGACCCATTTGTTTAGCTAACCATTCTCTAGGAGCATGGACTAAAAGCATGTTACTAGCAAAGCTGTGTCTAGCTTGATATATATTTCTGTAAGGTACTTTGGCTAAACGGCAAATTCTTTTAAACTCTTGGTTAGTAACCTGTTCGGGGAAAACATATTCATTAAAGCTAGAGACTAACTTCTGATTGTTTAAAGCTGTTTTTGCTCTAGTAGGATTACCATTAATAACAATAGCAACACTTCTTCTACTTGATTCTGTTTTAGGATCATCCTCTTTCCCATTAATCAATCTCCTACTAACCCTTATTTCATCTTCGCCTATATCTTCCCATTTTAATCCATGTAATTCAGAAGGTCTTAGACCTGTAAAAAAAGAAACTTCCAAAGCATTTTTCATTTTTCCGGCTTTACTTAATATTTTTTCAATCTCTTTCAAACTAAACGGATCGACCACATAGGTCGATTTTTTTATGTCCAGAAACATTGAAATATTAGCATTGTTTAATGGGTATGTTATCTGCATATTAGTTTCGACAGATAACATATCATAGATACCTTTTAGCGGAATCAATCTGTTACTTATTGTTTTCTTGGTAACATTTAATGTTTTCAAATAATCCAAAATAGGTTTTGGATATTCCACTAAACTACCGACAGTATGTTTACCAAGTGCTTTACAAAGGATAGAAGTTTCCTGGTTATACTTTTTATAGGTATTTTCTCTGAGGTTTTTTCTTCTTAATACAAGCCATCTACTAGCTGCATTACTAAATAATTCATTTGTTGGCGACATGCTCACCCCCTTTTTTACCATTTTAGCGACACCATCTATATAAAGAGGGTAAGCATATCTTATTTTTGTTCAACAATACAAGCGTTTTCTACCTTACAGATGACATCAAAATCAGGTTTATGCTTGGCATAAGTAGAACAGAACAGCCAAGTAGAACCAAAGATAAAGATTCCAAGATAAATAGCAGCATATTCAACATCGCCATTTAAATTTAACATTACTTTAAAAACTCTGAAAAATCATCATCATTCTCTTTATTCTCTTTTTGCCATAAAGACAAATAATATGCCTCATTTCCAAACTTATCATTTTCTATACTTTTTTTAATATTAAATACAATACATTCATTACCACTTTTATCTGTTTTCTGAACGTGTTTTTTCCACCAACTCTCGTTTTGCAACCATGTTAATAACAAAGCCGGATAAACTGTAATTGAGGAAACAGGTCTAATCACCCAATCAGGTGCATTAGGGTGAGTTACTTGAGGGTACATACCACTAGGCGATATGTTTGTACTCTTTTTTCTAGTATTGTCTGTCATAAATAATCTCCCATTTCATTTCTGGTAAGGTTGGTTTTGGTGACGATTTTGAAAATCTTGGCGGTTCTGTTTTTGTTTCTATAAACGTGTGATAAAAATCTTCTAAGTATTCGAGCATTATTTTCACATACTCAGGATCATGTGCAATACGAAACACTCTTATTTGTTCAGGCATATAAAAGGTTAAATAAGACTCTGTACAACCACAAATCTCCATATTAAATTGAACTTGAGCATAGTAATCAGGTCGTGGTTCATCAGGGATTCTACCCTTCCAATCAGGATAAGGGCATTTAAACTCTATAATTGATCTTTCATTATCTATGGGTAATATGCTCCATAAGGTAAACCCATCGGGAGTACAGCCAAGAAAATTATGTTTAGTGTGTATATGAAATTGTTGATCGTCTAAAACTTCTTCACATATAACACCAAGATTACTTTCAAAAGTATTTAGAGCATTGACCTCATTGTCACTCCCCCATTGAGTAGCCTCATTTCCCTCAAATTTTTCTATTCCTATAATTCTACGAAAGGCTTGTTTCCTATTACAATTCCTGTTTACTCCCATACAAGCACCGGCTGATGAACCTGTAATCCTTCCGTCTCTATCTTTACTCAACATTTCTATTTGCCTCTTTTTCATCTGCCTTTTTCGCAGTAGCGATGTAACTTCCTAGCAAATCATGTTCAACTCCATCTAACTTTTCACCTTTCAGTTCATCTAATTTTGCTCTAAGGGATGCTACTCCTTGTTCAGCAGATTCCTCTAACTCTTTCTTTACTTCTGGATCAACTTCTTTAGTAGGCTCGATTGCTTTTATTTGGTGTCTTTCAACCTCTTCATCATCGCCTATTTCAAGAAGAAATAGTTTTTGTAAAATGTATTTGAAAGCATAAGAGATAGCTTTACCATATCCTTTGTCTTGAGGATCAATTCCAGTACCAGGAAAACCTTTTATTTCCAAAGTTTCGCCACTATCAATATCCATAATATGAATACTCATTACGACACTATGAATATTTCCTTCTCTACTATTACTTGTGACTTCAGGAATTATTATTAAACCCACTTCCGTTATTTGTTTTCTAACGGAATCTGTAACATCATTATGTGTTACAGTTTTGTAGGGCATACTAGATTTTTTTCTCTGAATATACCCTGCATTTTTCATAACATAATGTATTTTTTGCCAAATGTTTTGTTTGCCTTCTTTATTTTGTTTTTTTGTCGCCATTTTTAATTCTCCTTCAATTTGTGTTTTATCATATCGAACACATACGCATTCACTCTTTCGCCAATCATTGCAAAATCGCCATCATTTTCTGCAACAACCATCAGCAATTCAACAACATCAAAATCATTCCAAACTTCCTCTGCAATTTCTGAATATTGAGAGTGATTTCCCGTTGCAAATTCGTCAATGGTTTGCCTGATTATTTCGTCTTGAGTGAGTTTTTTTGGTGGTCTGATCGGAGTAATATTATTGGTCATGGCTCACCTTCCTTACGTTAGTGACAACGCCATCGGTACACAGAATATTTACTCCAGTTTTCTCTTTGATGCGTTTAGCTAGTTCTTTCAGGTCTTTTTTAGACCATTCAGAGACACGCTCAATCAACTCCCTACTTTCGTTCTGTACTAATTCTCCATTTGGTTCATCTAATTCAGACAAAGTAAGCTGAGACATTTGTAACCTCCTAGTTCGTTACGTTAATGTATTATATTTCATACACTTATGCCTCTTTCCTAAAATAGTTTGCAATAGTCCTTTTTTCTGTTATTCTGTTTTTCCATGATGAGTTTTACATTAATTCATGGCATAATGCAAACAATAATTCATAGTTGCAAGTGGTCAAACACTTGCCCTCCTAGAAAAGGGCGGTCGAAAGACTGCCCTTCTTTTTAATATGGCAGGGGATTGGATCAAATTCGAGAATTGCACACCAGACAAGCCGGAGGTGTGGGCATTAGCGGAACGGCTAGAAATTGATCCAGATGCCGTCATCGGAAAACTACTCAGAGTATGGATTTGGTTCGACAGACAGACCGAAAATGGTAACGCTCCAAGCGTTACAAAATCGTTACTCGATAGTAACGTATGTTTGAAAGGGTTTTGTGATGCGATGATTTGGAGTGGTTGGATGGTCGAAAAGAACAACAACATTACACTAACAAATTTCGATAGACACAACGGCAGTACCGCTAAGAACCGCATTTTAACTGCAAAAAGGGTAAGTAACAGTCGAAATAAATGTAACGGAAATGTAACGATTGAAACGTTACCAAGAGAAGAGAAAAGAAGAACTAAAGATAGTTCAAATTTTGATACCTTTTGGGATCGTTATCCTCGAAAAGAAAACAAGAAAAAATCTAAAATTGCATTCGAGAGGTTAAATAAAACAGACCAACAAAAAGCTATTGATGATATTAAAAATAGGTACGATGGTTGTGAAAAGAAATTTATACCTTTGCCCACAACCTACATCAATGGTGCTAGATGGGAAGATGAAATAAAACAAAAGGAATCTATAAAATGGACATAGTCAACCCTTCTGACTATAAGAATTTCAAGCCACGATATGATCCTGGTAGAAACATTCGCAACACCAAAACTGTCGCCATCAAATCGAATGAAAGAAGATTAAAGGTTGATGATGGGGAACTCTTTTATTTACCTTTTGAAAAGACACATGCCACATTCAACTTTAGACCACAGGAGCTGACGTTGTGGGCAGGTGAAACCAAGTCAATGAAGTCGATGTTGACAGGATTCTGTCTCATGTCATTAGCACTACAAAATCAGGTAGTCTCTATTGCATCATTTGAAATGCCTATCGAAGATACTTATGACAGGATGTGTTCAGCCTTTACCGGCACACAGGATTTCACTTCCAAACAGTCAACTGAATTTGCAGATTTACTCTTTAGAAAACTCTGGTTTTTGGAACACCAATCAACCATAGGCATCCGTGAGGTTGAAAGATTCATAGCATATTCTGCTGAAGTCTTGAATGCGAACCACGTTATGATCGACAGTTTAATGATGATTCATGTGGAACATGCAAAAGACAATAATTTGGTTCATAAAATGTACAAAGATTTTATTGTATCGCTAAAGAACTTAGCAAAAATGTACGACATTCAAGTTCACTTGGTTACACATTTTCGTAAGCCTGACCACAACAGAGCAAAAACGCCAAGTAGATACGATATATTCGGCACATCCTCTATCCCTAACATAGCTGATAACATTTTCATGGTATCAAGAAATCGAGATAGCGATGCTGACGAACCTGATCTATACCTAAAGTTAGACAGTCAGAGAAAAGGTAAAGACGATATTACATACGGCTTGTGGCTAGATACATCATTCCAGTTTCTACCAAGTTACACAAGTATGCCTTTATCACCAGAAGAATTTAAACGAGGAATGTTTTTGATATGAGGAAAATAAATGTTAGACAACTCAAACCCTATGAGAAACAAAAACTCTGGAAAAAGATTAAACAAAAATCGCCAGACTTGGAAAGAGTTTTACTTGAATTTAAACAAGTTTTCTACACCGAAGAAAATTTACCCAATGGGGTCAGGTTAGAGAAAATAACATTTACATGAAGGTATTAATTGGCTGCGAATTTTCGGGCAAAGTGAGAGAGGCTTTTAAAAAAAAGGGACATGATGCCTGGTCATGCGATTATTTGGAAACTGAGATAGAAGGTAATCATTTTAAGAGGAATGTTTTGAGTAACGATATTATAAAAAAACATTGGGATTTAGCGATATTTCATCCTGACTGCACATTTTTAACAGTAGCCGGAGCGAGGTGGATGAATATAACATGGAGAAAAGAGGCACAACTTATGTCATTACATTTTGTAAAAGCCTTATGGGAGTTACCCATTGATAAGATATGTATTGAAAATCCAATTTCAAGGTTATCTACTTTATGGCAAAAGCCTCATCAAATTATTCAACCTTACCAGTTCGGGCATCAGGCATTAAAGGCAACTTGTTTTTGGCTAAAGAATTTAGAACCATTACAAGCGACAAGCGATCTAAAACCGCCAAAGGATAAGCATGAAAGAAACAAGTGGGCAATTTGTCATAACGAAAGTCCGTCAATATATAGGTGGAAAAATAGATCACGAACATTAGATGGAATAGCTAATGCTATGGCTGAACAATGGGGGTGACCTATGCACTTTGATATTTACGAGTGGGATTTGATTGCAGATTTGTTGGAAAACAGAAAACACCAACTTGAGGGCAGAGATGAACCAACTGAGAAAAGAGATGCTAAAGCAGAACTTTATTTAATTGAATGTATCAGAGATAAAATGTCAAAAGCTAGAGAACAATCCAATGTACATAACAGACACGATTAAATTTATTTTACTACTACCAATATTAATTATTATTTTTATATTGGCATATATATTGACATGGTGTACACATGAAAGCTGATGTCGAAATTAATCAAGAACAATGCGACAGAGCATTGCAAGAATATTTGTTAAGTTTAGAAAGTTTAAATTTAAAAGGATTCGTATATATACCAACAGTAAAAAATTACAAGATTGTACAAAGTAGAACAGAAAAAAGACTAGATTTAGCTGTGCTTAATGATGGGGATAAATCTTGGTGACGATATTAGAAAATTTATTTGTGCTTTGTATTGCATTGCCATCTTCATACACCAATATGATTAAAATTGATTTGCCAGAAATTTATACAATTATAAAAAATGAAGAAGAATTACAAACTGTGCAAAATACTGTTTGCAATGTCACATTACTAGATCAGTGTCATTCTGAATGGTTATGTGTTAAGCCATACGAATCAAAATTAGCGATAACAAAACCAGATGTACAATATTTTATTGCTAATACACAAACTGGCACTATGGCCTATACTGTAAAAAGATGAAATGTCCTAAGTGTGGTTATGAATTACCAAAAGCTATTATGCGTAGTGGTCAGCAGAACAATCTTCAATGGTTGTGGGCAAAAGAGGCTGCTGAACAGTTAAGTGAATACTCAGTTGAGGAAGAACAAAGACAGTGTAAGTTTTTGTATGGTTTACCAATATTAAAAAGGAAAGAAAATTTTATAGAAAAGTGGAACAAAATAATAAGCCACGCAACACCAGAAGAAATGCTTTATGAAAACCAAGTTGAACTCATGGAATTTATTCCTATTTCTTCTGTAATGACAAAAAGGGAATTTCAGGAATATTTAGATGCTTGTTATCAGCATTATGCCGGAAGAGGAGTTAATTTAACTCAACCTGACGAGGTGAAATATGGATAGTCCGATCAATCCGCAGTACCACGAATATGTAAATGATACCAAAGATCAAATACTCAATGATCTTGGATTCGACAATGATTTAGATTTGATGCTTTATCTGCAAGAGCAGAGCGAACCAGTAGTCAAATTTATTGAAATGCTGAATGAAAATGGTTGGTGTTTTTACCATTCAATAGATGAAGAAGTCATACCAGTTGTTCATTGGAAATCAATCAGAGAATCTTATCCTCCAGAAAAACAAAGGGTGTTAGTACTAACTATGGATAAAGAGATAAAAATTGGTTATATGCATACACCATTTGAGGATCGAGAATGGAGTTTAGACAACGATAATAAACCTTATGGATTATCACATGTTACTCATTGGCAAGAATTACCAGAATTTGTAGGTGTCAACGATAGAACTAATGAAAATGTTCGGCAAAAACATCGTGAAGAATTGAATGATTGGTTGGAAGAAGATAAATTGCCTGAAAATGTTAGGGGTGCTTTAGGTAACTTATGAAACTAACACAGGCTGATATATATTTAAGCAAATGTGTGAGGGAAAGAGCAAATTGGATTTGCGAATATCCTGGTTGCGGAATCATTAGTCAACATGGTCGTATGACTTGTGGTGATAGAGGTATGCACCAATCACATTTTATCGGCAGAAAATATAAAGCAACACGCTATCGTCCAGAAAATTCTTTATGCTTATGTGCAAAATGTCATGCAGAAGTAGAAGAAAATCCTTACCTTCATAATAAGATTTTCATTGAAATCATGGGTGAAGGCATGGCTGAAATGCTCACCGAATTAAAACACCAAGCATATAAACCCATTAGTGGTTGGAAAACTTTTGAAAAAGAGGCTGCAAAGCACTATAAAAAACAATTAAAAGAAATGAGGGAATTGAGAGATTATGGGGAACAAGGCAGAATTGAATTTCAAGGCTATCAATGAGTAAATATCCATTTGTGAAAACATGTGTAAGATGCCATCAAACAAAAGACAGAATACATTTTAAGCAAGGTATGGGTACATATCAAAAATCCGATGTTTGTAATGACTGTTCACCGGCAAGAAAGAAGTATCATTTTGGTGGCACATTAGTGGTAAAGGGGGGAGGAGAACGACCTGTTATAAAAGATAAGAATTTCATACCAGATAATAGCTATTATTACAGACTTGCAGATGAATCTATTAAGGAAGAAACAGTAAAAGTAGATCATAAAGAATAGCTTGACAGAATAAAATTCTCTTACTATACATATAGTATAGAGTAAATTTTATACAATTATGTATTCAGACGAAAAAACAAGAGAAGAATACATTGACGATATTATCAACCTAACCTCAAACGGCAAAAAATCCCTTATTCAAAAACGCTATGACCTGGCTGATAAATATTTCGATGATATTAAAGAAACTGTACAGCTTTTAGAGGAGGCGGTAGGGGAACTACACCTATGACACCAGACACTAATGCAGACTTAATTGAGGCAATCAACCATTTGACTGCCCAAGTTACATATAACAATTTAATTTTTACAGAGATTCGTAATTTAATGACCACACATGAGGTCATTTATGTTGCTGAACCTGAATCTAGTTCGATCCATTGAGCCTAATTGACTTCATCAAAAAGCACGAAGGACTGAGACTAGAGGTTTATAAGTGTACTGCCGGTAAGAGGACAGTTTTTTATGGTAGAAATATAGACAACACTCCTTTCATGCCAGATGAAATAGTTGCATTAATAGAGGACGGAGCAACAGAATGTACGGCAGAATTGTGTTTAAAAAATGATATTGAATGGGCAACGTGTGCTTTAGATCAAATATTTGCAGATTGGAACAGCTTCAGCGATAACAGAAAGACAGCTTTAACAAGCGTTATGTTTAATTTAGGCAGAAATAGATTCATGCAATTCAAACGCATGATTGCAGCGATACAGAATAACGATTGGATTGGCGCAGGTGTTGAACTAATGAGTTCAAAGCGTGGCGAACAATTAAAAAACAGAACAGCAGAGGAGATGGACTTATTGGTTCAAGGTTAGCATGAGTAAATTCGTCATTATCCTGGTACTTTATTATTACGATGGGAGAGTTGACGAGTTAAACACAAGCTACTTTTTCCCAACAGCGATAGAGTGTGCCAAATTTAAAACTAATCAAGGATTCAAAGATTTTTTAAATGATACGTTCAAGGATAAAGGAATTAAATATGTTCGACCTCATTGTAGAGTGAGACAAATGTTACCAAATGAAACAATAGCGAGAGTAAGATGATACAGATATTAGCACCATTAGCTAACACTCTTATAAAGCGGTTATTCCCTGATAAGGAAAAACAGCAAGAGGCACAGCTTGAGTTTCAATCAATGATTGCTGATGGATCATTTAAAGAGTTTGAAAAACAAGCTGACATCATAATTGCAGAGGCACAAAGCAAGTCTTGGCTAACGTCAAACTGGCGACCTTGTATTATGATTTTGTTTGGGATAATTATTGCTAACAATTACATCATTTATCCGTACCTTTCGTTGTTCATGGAAAACGCACCAATGCTTGAGATACCGCCTGACATGTGGGATTTATTGAAAATAGGTCTTGGAGGTTATGTGGTGGGTCGGTCAGCAGAACAATCTGTTCGAGCATGGAAAAAATGACCTCCTGAGAGGCTGAAATTCGCATTTATATTGAAAAGAGATATTACAGCATCTACCAGAATAACGAAGAAACAATGACTTACGAATGAAAGAATTAATCGAATTAACAGAAGATGGGATGAACATAATGTTAAATAAAATCAAAGAATTGTGGACAGACTGGACAATCATATTAGAAACTTTGCCTAGATTTATTTGGTATGTTGGCTATTTTATCATGGGGTTTGTTATAGGTAGTTGGTAAAATGTTTTTGTATTGGGATATTGAGACGTTACCGATGTTGTCACACCATTGGTCTGCAAAAACAGATTATATCCCTCACGACTTTAACGAACAGACAACAACAATAGCTTGTGCTGCATGGAAATATTCTGGTAATAAAACTATTCATAGTGTACAGATCAATCCACGACAACCACGAAATGACAAGAAAGTTATTGTAGAGTTACACAAAGTTCTAATGGATTGCGGTGAGAATAATCACATCCTGGTTCACCAAAACGGAGATCGGTTCGACCTCCCAAAAATTGAGGCTCGGTGTATTTATTATGGGTTAAAATCACTACCAAAATTGACCGCCATTGATACTTTAAAACAGGCAAGAAAATTTGGTTTTGATTATTTCAGACTAGATTTCCTCGACAAACATTTATCAGGTAAAGGTAAAGTTCCGACACGCGGTTGGGCTATGTGGAAAGATATTGTGTCTCAGCATAGCAATCTAAATACTAGGACTAAAGCACTCAAGGAAATGGTGCATTACTGTAAAGGCGATATTTTGTCGTTGGAGCGTGTTTTTACCAGACTTCGTCCTTATATGAAACAATTTCCAAACATGAACTTCTGGCAAGGCACAACAGATTGTTGCCCTAATTGTGGTTCGGATAATACTATATTCAGATCGCAACCGAAATTCACATTAACTAGGGTTTACCGGCGGAAAAGTTGTAATGATTGCCACAAGTGGCATCAAGAGACAAAAGCCTTAAAGGATTATTATGCTGAAGTAAAATTGTGATAAAAAAATTAGAAGCAATTTCGACTGCCATAACTATTATAGCTGTCTATCTAATATCAGAAGAAAAATACTTGGTGGGGTGGTCGTTAAATTTATTGGCTGATATTTTATGGGTATGGTTCGCAAAATTAATCCAAGCATATTACTTATTAACTTTACAGATCGTGTTAGCAATCATAGCTACCAATGGAATAATTAATGCCCTATAAGTACCAAAAATTCCCCCTAGCATTGATTTTTTTTCTAGATCATCAAGGCGATGGAGGGTGGCTTGAGAAAGAGGAATTAAATGAACCGCCTGTCGAGTGCAAGGCTATCGGGTGGTTAGTAAAAGAGGACGACACCAGGTACTTCCTTATGAACGTTATCACCTCCGACAAGGGCATGGGTGGCTTGTCAGAGGTGATCAAAAGTACAGTTACTAAGTTTCAGATAATCAGAAAGAGTTTCTAATAATCTATTTCTGGTTCTACTTTAATAGTCAAAGTATGACCTTTGCCGTACAAGTGTGAGCCATGTTCTTCGGTAATGAATTTGATTTTGTCGTATAGATCACCGATATTCCCAACCCATTTATTTTCATAAAGTACCTTAGTAGTTACTTTTGGCTTTTTATACTTAATACTCTTTTTTAATTTCTCTGAGTAATAATCTTCTTCTACTCTTTTCTCAGTAATTGAGAGATTTCTAAAATATAATGACATAGTTATTCTCCTAGTAAGTTGTGTAAGTCTGGTTCGTTTCGATCTCTCGAAATTGTGATACTTCCTGGTGCTACCGCTTTTGCAAATACAAGCAAGTGCCACACAATAAGATCATAAGGCAAGTAAGCAGTTTTGCAAAAATTAAAGGCTACATTATCACCTTCATAGCGTGGTTCTTTTATTTTCTTACTCAAATAGAAAGGTTCATATTGACTAACACCATTTAACACTATGTCATTGTCAATATCTTCAGTTTGATCAACAAAAAGTTTAGTAACTTTATTCTGTTCTATCAAATATAAATATTCTGCCTTGATAGCTTTCCATTGAGGATCGCTGAAAGGTTTTTTTTGTAGCCAATAATTTGTGTACCCCATAATTATTCTCCTGTCTCGTATGGAAAAAAAGCCTCTGATGTGCCAGAAACATTATCTTCGTACCTAGTAATTACAGTATTATCTGCCAAAATAACGAACTCTAAACATTGAAACATTAATACTAATTGACAAGTGCCTTCCGCAGATGTTGTTTGAATCTCAGCAAAACCTTTATCAATAGATTCTCGCAATTCATCATAGTCAGGTTCATAAGTAAATATTTTTGTAATTCCTTTCTTGTCCTTTATTTCAATGTAGTACGCACCATCAGGTTGCATTTGTGTAATTATCAGTTGACCAAGTGACAACAAAGTGTGTCCAACTGTATCTTCTAAACTGTTCCCTGTGGCGGTCAACCAGTTTTCAGCTATTTTTTCGATTGGATTATTACTCATAGTTATTTCTCCTATCTGGGTTACAGAAAAACTCCTGGCTTTCAACTCTATCTCGTTTTATTGAGATTGCATCTGGAGCAACAACTCTGGCTGTCATAAGCAAATGCCAAACAATAATGTCATATGCTTTTTCAGCAGTTTTGCAGAAGTTGTAGTGTATATCATCATCTTCATATAAAGATATTCTTTCCAAATTACCATCTTTATATAGACAGAATGTTTCATGACTATCTTGACCAATGCCATTTAAGATTATTTCTGTATCTATATCTCCTCCTTCATCAACAAAAAGAAGTTTAGACATTTCGTTTTGCAGTTCATGTTGTCCTACAAGATAACAATACTCTGACTTGATTACTGCCCATTCAGTATCAGTGAATGGTCTTTCTTGATACCAATAATTTGTGTACCCCATAGTTATTCTCCGTATAATTTGATAGTTAATTTTGGATAGTTTGGTAATTCTATTTTGACAGTTTTACCCTTCTTTAAATTTTTAATACTTGTTATGCAAGTTTCTGGTAAACAATCTTTATTGTTATTGCAAAAAGTATCGGCATCTAACACATGAACATTACCGGATATTTTTCCTGGTACTGTTTTTTCAATTTCTATTTTCTTTCTCATGTGTGATTCTCTCCCCATGTGATCATGTCTCTTTTGAGACAATTAGGTATTACAATGATCAAAATTTGACCAGAATCCACGCCACATGTGCCAATTAATTTACCTTTATTTAATTTACTCATAGTTTTATCTCCTATAATTAATCTGCCTTGATAGCTTTCCATATTCGTTCTGCCTCTATTTCATCACGCTGAGAGTGAACGTCTCTTGCCTTTAATGAAAATACGGAAGATTTACTATGTATACTCCGGTCTGAAAATTGACCAGATAATTCAATGCCAGTATGACCAATATCCCAACCAATTGATCTTTCTGTAATGTTAATGTCATAACCTTTTCCTTTTGCTAGTCCTATGAATTTTGGCATATCGCAGTCCTCTTCCAGATATAACATATCACCATCACGGCTTTGCCAAGAAAATTTTGAAAATTCACCACCATTGAATTTCATATCTTCAAAAAATGTTTGTTTGGTTACCTTTAAATATCCATGACAAGGTGTAATTAAATAAGTAAGGTTTAATTGTTTCATAGTTATTTCTCCTGGTTATTTATAGATCAAATTTTTCCATCAACAATGCTATCGTACAACAAAGCATCGGAATGAAATAAATCATAGGAACTTCAACTGTAAACTCTATTAGTGCTTTCATTGTTTTGATCCTCTTATTACTTCAATAGCTAATTTAACTTCATCTATTTTGTCAAAATGAACTACGTTATCTTTAAAATTATGCTCTTTATCGAAAAAGTGCATGGTGTATTTACTATAATCTTTAATGTTATCCCATTCCGATTCTTCAAAAGGATAATCAATAAAAATTTGTATGCCTAAATAGTCATTAGCCATACTAGGACAAAGATCATTGCCATGACTTGAGTCATAAAAATTAGCAAGTAAATCCTTGCCTATTTCATTCTTAGATTGTTCGATCATTTGTTCCCATTTGCTGTCAGTATCGCAACCGCATATATGTTTCATAGTTATTTTTCTCCGTAGAAAAAATTATCAAGTGCATTAACAATAACTTCATTCATTGATATTTTTTTATCTGAGGCCATGAGTGTAATTTTTTTATCCAGGTTGTTCGGTATTCTGAAACACCTAAATTTAGTTTCCTGGTTATACTTTTGTGGTCTACCAATTTTCTTCTTAATTTTGCTCGACATTTGATATAGTTCTCCAATAGTTTCAGGGATTTCAATAATATTTTATTTTATCTAATAAAACAATAAATTTTATTAAACAAAAAGAAAAAGCACCAAAAAAGCATATTTTTATATTCTGTTATACATAAGAAAACATGAAAATATGAAAACAATGCACCTAATTTATCCATATGGAGTTTTTACAGCTTACTTAATAGTAATATTCATTTGAATATCAAAATTTAATATAGAGCATTTTAGACCGCTTTTTAGAGATTTTTAACAATTAGCTAAATATTGGATATATTACAGACAAAAAAAAAGCACCATTTTCTGGTGCTTTAATGAGGCGGAGGTCTATCTATTGCATTTTATTATAAAAGTCTAATGCCTTACCAGATTGAGCCGATGCCTTAAAAATGAAATTAATATCATTTTCCAAGCCTTTCAGCCATCCTTTTAAGTATGGAGCATGATCCTTTCTTGGTTTATGGTCTAATCCTAAGTGAGACATTATAAAAGCCGATCCAATCTCTGCGATCAATTCTTCATAGGCATAGCCTTTCGCATTAAAGCCATTATTAAGATCGCGATTTAATCTATCTTTATGACCACTTGCATGGGTTAGTTCATGGAACAATGTTGCATAATAAGATTTACCATTATCAAATTGTTCTAATGTTGGCATCATGATCTTATCCTTACTAGGGATATAACATGCAACATCGCCATTTTCTACCATTTTGACCTTGCAATTATTAAAGAATTTTTCGGCCTTTTTAATGCGATCATTCTCATTCAATTGAACGTCTAAATTTTCAGGTTTATAAGGATCACCATTGTCAATATCTACAACTTGATCAGCATTGAAAACGGCATAGGCTCGAAAACCGCCTATAAAAGTAATATCTTCGCCAGACTCCTTATCTGTGCCTTTTCTCATCAAAGGCTGTAAAGCACTCAAGCCTTTTGATCCTTTACTTGGAACAAAGCCGATCTTTTTCCATTGATTAAAGGTCGCATATTCAGCGCAAGAATAGCCATTGAAAGCGGTTAATAATGACAATGAAAGCATGTTGAAGCCTTGATAGTAATGATCGGAGACTGGATCGTATGGAGGTTTACCTACATTGATCCAAGATTTTTTCCAATCACTAGCAAGGCATTCATTGATATTATCAATAAGCATATTAGTAACATTAGTTTTTAGTTCTTCTACTTTGTTGCTTTTTTCTTTCATGATCAAGCCTCCAAATATTTGAATTTGAAACTAATAGGGCATTCACCATTGTGGCTCATGTATTGTAATTTGCCAAAATATTCAAATGGCGCAGCCTTACCAGATTGATCAAGTTTAGAATTCCTAACAAATAAATGAATACTTGAATTATTCTTAACATGATTAATAACCGCTTGACCTTTTTTACTTTCAACAGTAGTTGAGGCTTGACTTGACCAGATGAAGGTCTTGCCATTAGCCTTATCATGATAATCAGAATTATCTAGATATCTATAAATATTCTTTTTATTCATAGTAACTAGTAATATTTGATCGTTTATTGCCTTAGGGCATATATGGCCGCTATTCCATAAGCCTTGATTAAATTCAAGATCAAATAGAGGCGGGATGTTTGCCCTCATGTATTTTTTGCCTTTTTGTAATGTCATAGTTATATCTCCTCTTTATTGTACTAAATTAGTACAGCATAACCGATCAAATAGATCGGTTATATTTTACTAATTTTAATCTTTTCCACTATTTGAGTATATATCTTCGATAATTAATTCGTTTAATTCTTCAGCCCTAGTTTCAAGTAAATCAACTAATTGTTCTTCTCTATAAGTATAGAGATTATTGATAATTGTTAGAAATTTATCTGTATCATTATTTAATGCTACTTTATAGAGCCATTCTGTATTAAATACTAAAAGACTTAATTCTTGATCGCTGTAACTTCTAATATCTTCTTTACTCCAATCAACTTTAAAGGCTTTTTCTCGATCTCTATTGCTTTCTTCAGCACTAGGATGAATATCAAATACAGCACATTTTGCTGAGTGTATAGAGTCAGAAAACGATCTACCTTTTGTTAAAAATTTGAAATAGAAAGCGGTATCAAAAACAGCCTTTTGTTTTTCATCAAGCGGTTCTTTAATGCTTTCTATTTCATTATTTTGTTCTTTTGTTAATTTCATAGTTGTTTACCTCTTGTATTATTTATTGATATATGACCTGTCTCATCAGAATAGGGAGGTCAACTCCTATTGAAGTCTGACTCAAATAAATGAGCCAGACGTTTCGACTAAACATCATCATCAAATTCTACACCAATACTTTCAAGATATTTTGCCCATCCTTGATACCTTGCGTGGTAGTGACAACAAGCATCATTAAGATTATAGAAAGCTACATTACTACCTTCGCCTAAGTGAAACTCTCCTTGCGATTGATAACCCAATCTATGTATATACGTCCACATTGTTTTTCTTAGTGCAATAGGAACGTGTTGTTCTACATATGGTCTAATTTGTGCTAATAAACCTCTGCAAAAATCATGTTTACCCATTTTTATTACTCCTATTATTTATTGATAACAGACCGCCAACAGTACTGACTTTAACCATTTTGCCGGTGTCTACATTCTTAACTGTAAAAGATACAGGTCTATCTTTTTTCTTAATTATTACCTTTGATTTTTTCATATTATTTGACCTCTATTTAGTTATACAAAATACACTTTGAATACTAATTATTAATACAAGCCTTTTATATAACAATATTATTAAAATGTGAACTACATCACACTATTTATATTTTTAATAACCTGTGGATAACTACCTCCTGGATGTGGATAACTCTGTGGATAAGAATGAATTATGACCAATAAAAAAACAAAGAAAACATTAAAACTTCCAAATAAGAACAAAAAGCCTTATTAACCTTATTAATGGCTTTATGGTTCATATAGATAGGGTTAGAACAATAGAGTCCTTAAGCACTCACTCGTTCCAAAATATACAGAATGATCGGCAATTCTATATGATCGCGGTCATTAATCTGGCTCAATATAATGTAAGCTGCTGATATTGTTGGTATTGATGGAGTATTATATCCTCTATAATGATCTAAGTTGTTGATTTTATTAATTCAAATTGGAAAAATATTTTTTTTCAACTACCCCATACCCCGAAATTTTCGCGCCACGTTATATATATAGTTGTCTCCACTCACCGGAGGGTTGAAAATGGCATCCTTACGTTTAGCCATAAATAAAATGTGTACTGAGTGTATTTACGATAAATACTCAAAAGGTACTCGTTTAGAGCAAATTGAGGGTTGTACTTCCAAAGGTTGCCCATTGTATCAATTACGTCCTAAAAGCCGTGATTATTCCAAAACAACACCAAAACGATGTCGTACTGAACAAATCAGAGAGGGTTTGTAATCCCACTTACTATCATTCCACTAGATTTATCAGAGGCTAATGGTGCAATACAAAAATGGCATAGACACCATAAACCTGCTGTTGGTCATAGGTTTTCTTTAGGATGTATTAACAATGATGGGGAACTAGTAGGTGTTGCTATTTGTTCCAGGCCAATAGCAAGATTAACTGATCAGAAATTTGTATTAGAGATAACCAGATTAGCAACTAATGGTACTTTTAATGCTTGTAGTATTCTTTTAGGTGCTGCTGCAAAAACAGCTAAAATTCTAGGATATGCAAAAATACAAACTACTACTTTGCAAAAAGAATCAGGTTCTAGTTTAAAAGCTGTTGGGTGGGAGTATAAAGAGTCATCTCATAATGGCTCTGGTTGGAATACTAGAGATAGGAATGTTGATTGCACATACGAAAAAAAAATAAAATGGTGGAAAGATTTAAACCCTAAACCAGAAATTATGCCTATATCAAAATATAAAAAGAATGAAATTAATACTAGGTGATTGTTTGGCAGAAATGCCAAAGTTACGGGATAATTCAATAGATTTAATTTTAACTGATCCGCCTTATGGAACAACACAATGTAAGTGGGATAGCATCATTCCATTTGATTTAATGTGGAAAGAACTTAAAAAAGTTATTAAAGACAATGGTTGTATTGCATTATTTGGTAGTGAACCTTTTAGTAGTTTCTTAAGAATATCAAATATTGAATGGTTTAAGTACGATTGGTATTGGAATAAAAAACAAGGAACTGGATTTTTAAATTCTAAAAAATATCCTTTAAAAAACATAGAAACTATTTCGGTATTTTGTAAAAAACCTCATAAGTATAATCCACAAATGAGAGTTGGGAAACCTTACACAATTAAAAAAGGTGGAGGAACATCAATTTATAATAAAGACAGTAAATTAAATATTGTTACTGAAAATAATGGAGTTCGTTATCCATTAACATTAATAGAATTTAATAGAGATAAAAATAAAGTACACCCAACACAAAAGCCAGTACCTTTACTAGAATACTTAATCAAAACCTACACACTAGAAAACGATACTGTTTTAGACTTTACAATGGGTTCAGGCAGTACAGGTGTTGCTTGTAAGAACTTGAACAGAAATTTTATAGGAATAGAGAAAGACAAAAAATATTTTGAATTAGCAGAAAAACGAATAAATGAAACATAAGGAATATGTATGGCTACAAAAAAAGATGCAGACCCAAAACTAACGAACCGGCAAATTCATAATGCCAGAGGCTTAGTTGCAACCAGGCTAACTAAACTTCTAAACAGAGAGGCTAAGATAGCTTTGGGTGAAATAGAAGCTAATGCTACACAGGTTAATGCTTTAAAGAATCAGATCGGCAGATTAATGCCTCAGTTATCTGATATTACCTACACAACAAATGATATGAACAATTCAGAGATTGAAACTGAATATAATGCTTTAATGGCAAAAGCTAAAACTAAAGTAACAGATGATAAGGTAGTGGATATAAAATCTAAAAAGACAGGTTGACAAAAGTTTATTCTCTTACTATACAAATTAGATGAATAATATATTAGAACAAGTTAAGCAGGAATATATTAGTGCTATCCATCGAAGAAAAGAAAAGGCTAGTTGAACTACACACTCAATTAGAGGAACACAAGAATAATAATAAATTAAGTTTCTATCAGCCTTACCCCTATCAAAAAAGATTTCATAATCTCGGTAAAAAGAATAACCAGAGATTACTCATGGCAGCAAACAGAGTAGGCAAGACTTACTCTGGCGCAGTAGAACTATCCTATCACTTAACAGGACTATACCCTGATTGGTGGAAGGGAAAGAAGTTTGCTGAACCAATTAGAGCTTGGTGTGGTGGTGAGTCGAATGAAACAACGAGGGATGTATGCCAACGAGAGTTATTCGGCCAACCAGACGATCCATCGTCTTTCGGCACAGGTGCTATTCCCAAAAGTTGCATAGTGGACAGCACAAGAAAACCAGGAGTGCCAAACGCATTTAACTCGGTCATTATCAGACATGTTTCAGGTGGAACATCAAGAGTAGGTTTTAAAGCCTACGAGATGGGTTATCAGAAATGGATGGCTGAGAAGTTACATGTCATCTGGTTAGATGAAGAACCCGACCAAAGTATTTATTCACAGGCGGTAACTCGTACCGCAGATACAGGTGGATTAGTCTATATGACATTTACCCCTGAGTCTGGTGTGACTAATGTAGTATCAAACTTCTTACATGATATAAAAAAAGGACAAGCCTTAGTACAAGCTAGTTGGGATGATGCTCCTCACTTAGATAAAGATACTAAAGAGCAAATATTAGGTGCGTTACCGGCACACGAAAGAGAATTAAGATCAAAAGGGATTCCAGTATTAGGTTCAGGATTAGTCTATCCTATTCCCCCTGATGATATAAGAATTGAGCCGTTTAAAATTCCTTCCTATTACAAACAAATATGTGGATTGGATTTTGGATGGGATCACCCAACCGCAGCAGTATGGATTGCACTAGACCCTGACTCAGATATTGCATACGTCTATGACGTATACAGAGAGAGAAAGGAAAGTCCAATTATTCATGGTGCTGCAATTAAAACCAGAGGAGAGTGGATTCCTGTCATGTGGCCTCACGATGGCATGAGACAGGATGGACAAACTTCAGGTGTAACCCTTGCTGACCAATACAGAAAGCAAGGTATCGCCATGCACTACGAAAAGTTTTCTAATCCCCCTGCTCCTGGTCAGAAAGAAGGACAGGGTGGTAACTCAATAGAGCCTGGTGTATTTGAAATTATGACAAGGATGCAAACTGGAAGATTTAAAGTCTTTAGTAATTGTCCTTTATGGTTTGAGGAATTTCAAATGTACCACAGAAAAGACGGCAAGATTGTTGCTGAACGAGATGACTTAATGTCTGCTACAAGATATGCCATGCAGAGTTTACGCTTTGCAAGAACAGAAGAAGTTAGATTGCGAAGTGAAACCGCAGATTATGATTTTGACCCTTACGGAGAATAGTTATGTCAGTAATAAAAGAGACTATAAAAGGTGTATTTGGTGGCAAACCAAAAGTTGAAACACCTCCATTAGTACCTCAAAAAAAGATTAGTTCAGATGCAGAAAGTATAGCCAATAAAACTATTGCTGATCAAAAAAAGAAAAACAGAGGTTTTTTGGCAACAATTAATACTTCACCTCAAGGTTTAATTAATGATGAAAATGTAAACACTAAAACTTTATTAGGATAAGTATGAGCCATTTTAAAAGATTATCTAACCTAAAGAATCGAGGAAATTGGGAAGAAAGATGGCAGCGTATAGCTGATTACATCCTCCCAAGAAAAGCAGAAGTAACTACTAAAAGAGCAAGAGGTGAATCAAGAGTTGTTAAGTTATATGATTCAACAGCCATACATGCTAATGAATTACTAGGTGCATCACTTCAGGGTACATTAACTCCATCATCTGCATTATGGTTTGGTATTCAGGTGGAAGATGAGGAACTAAGAGAAGATCAGGAAGTCAAAGAATGGAGTGGTATGGCAGCAGAGAAAATGTTTGCTGCAATTAACAATTCTAACTTTCGTTCAGAGTCACATGAGAATTATTTAGACATGGGTTCTGTTGGTATTGCTACTTTGCTTTGTGAAGAAAATCAGGGTAGCCAAGAACAATTTAATGGACTTATGTTTAAATCATTCTTCATATCTAATATATATCCTGCTGAAAATCAGGATGGCATAGTAGATACTGTATTTAGAAAATTTGAATGGACAGCAAGACAGGCAGAACTTAAATGGGGTAGAAATAAACTATCTGAAAAGTTAAGAGATAAAATAAAAGATAAGCCTGATGAAATGCACGAATTTCTGCATGTAGTCGAACCAAGAGATAAGAAAGGTAAAGCTAAAAAGAATATGCCTTTTGCATCTTACTACTATGAAGTAGAAACAAAACACTTATTAGAAGAAGGCGGTTATAAAGAATTTCCTTATGCTGTTCCTAGATGGTCAAAAGCATCTGGAGAGAAGTATGCAAGAAGTCCTGGTTTTACTGCAATCCCTGATATAAGAACTTTAAACAGAGCAGTTGAACTAGAACTAAAGGCTTGGGCAAAAGATATTGACCCTCCTTTGGGAGTACCAGATGAAGGAGTAGGTGGTAAATTAAAACTAACACCTGCTGCACAAAATTATATAAGAGCAGACTTAATAGATAAAATAAGACCTTTGTTGTCTAACTCTCGTTACGATGTTACACAACTAAAAGTACAAGACCTACGCACAAGTATCAAACAAATATTTATGTCTGATCAACTTCAGATGCAACAAGGGCCACAAATGACTGCGACTGAAGTTCAGATACGTTTTGAACTCATGCAACGATTAATCGGGCCGACATTAGGTCGCATGGAAATGGAATATTTAAAACCAATTCTAAATCGTGTCTTTAACATCATGTTAAGGAAAAACGCATTAGGTGAGATACCTGAAATCCTACAAGGCAACGAAGTCAATGTTAAATTTATCGGGCCGGTAGCTAGAGCGCAAAGACTTAATGAAATTTCAGCTATTGAAAGGTGGATTGGTTCTTTAATACCTGTATCACAGGTTAATCCAGATATTTTAGATTGTGTTGACTTTGATAAAGTAGCAGAAGAAACAGCAACACTATATGGTGTGCCTGATAGACTACAACGCTCACTAGAAGAAAAAGATGCTCTTAGACAACAAAGAGCGCAACAAATGGCACAACAACAAGCCTTACAAACAGCTATGGAAGGTACTAAAGCAATTAAGAATATAGCAGATGCCGAAGGCGACTAATAAAGATTACGCCATTACGTTTGGTTCAGAGCAAGGTCGAAGAGTATTAAAAGACTTTCTTGGCTATCGTGATCGCATATCGTTTGATCCAGACCCATATCAGACGGCTTTTAATGAAGGACAACGCTCAGTTGTTCTTAGAGTTACATCAAAAATAAAAGACTTAGTAAAGGAGGTCGAAGATGGATAGCACATCCGAAGTACAAGAGAATGTGTCCTCTGATTGGAAACAAAGTTTACCAGAGGATATTAGAAATACTCAGGTAATCGAACAGACGAAAGACGTAGAGTCACTCGCAAGTCAGTTGGTCAATTCTCAAAAGATGTTAGGTGGTAGAATACCAATACCACAATCTGATGATAAAGATGGTTGGAACGAAGTTTATCAAAAACTAGGACGACCAGAAGATGCAAATGGTTACGAATTTAAAGCACCTGAAGGTGTACAGTTAGATGACAACCTTCAAGATTGGTTTAAAAACGCAGCACATGAATCTAATCTGACTAAATCACAGGCTAATTCTTTATATGAAAAATGGAATAATATGACAGTTGAAGT